AGAGCCGAGCAGGGACATTCTGTCAAGATCGATACAGCCTTACTTATATATAAAGAACTCAAAAAAGTAGGTGTATGTAAAAATTTTGAGGATGTATTTTGGCTTGACCACATGGACTAGTAGAGAATCTTCCTTTTTAAGTTCTTGATGACATTATTTTGTCCATTTGTTAAATTGTGTGAGATTAATAACAAATGGATTACATTATGAAAAAGATTTTAATGGCGGGATTTCTTGGATTCGGCTTGGTAGGGTGCGTATCAATGCCAACACCTACAGATAAACCTATGACAGATATAGTTGAAGTTGTTGATGTTGGTGGTAAAACTAAAGATCAATTATTTGAACAATCAAAAGTTTGGATTGCTAGGTCGTTTAAGTCAGCAAACAATGTAATTCAATATCAAGATAAGGCGTCAGGACGTATTATTGGCAAAGGAAATATTCCTTTTCCTTGCAGTGGGTTTATTGATTGTGGTGCTTTCGGCAAAGACAAGGTTAATTTTACTATTCAAATAGACACAAAAGACAATAAGGCTCGCGTATTTATATCGGACATAACTGCAACCTCATTAACGTATGTTCAGGGTGGAATTAATAATATTGGACAAGAAAGACCAATATTGATTCTTGAGCATCAGCAACGAATTGATGCAAAACTTAAAGAAGTAGTTCAACAATATAAGACTGATGTGGTTAAGCAACAAGTCGATAATAATTGGTAATTAACATGAGCACTCAGGGCATGGGTGTTCTTATTTTATTAAGTATTAAATTGTAGTGATTAATATGAAAAAACTTATTTTATTATTGGCATTGGTTTTATTTCCTGTAATAGCTTTAGCTAAAGGGCTTGGTTACAGCAATACTCAGTGGGGAATGAATCCCGAACAGGTGGTCAAGGCTGAAAAAGATAAGGCGCAAATTATTAAACCAAAGAAATATGACTCTGGTTTAAGTAAGGTGCAGATAGAAGATCTAGAAATTGATAAAAGTAAATATACGGTTAATTTTATTTTTGATAATTCAGATCATCTAATAGAGACAATAATTACTAGCAATGAAAAAGAGAGTGCTGGAATTATTAATCTGCAATTTGCCTCATTAAATAAGTTGCTTAGTCAAAAATATGGAAAACCTCAGTTTAGTGATGAAAAGACTGTAACTTGGAAAACTAATAGCACTACTATTGAGTTAAGCCGAATTGCAATTGCAAGTATTTCATTTGCTCAGGTTAGTGTGAGTTACTACCCTAATAGTAAAGCAAGTGCAGATGCTTCAAAATTATAATTTTCTTGGTATTAAAAAAGCACCCTAGGGTGCTTTTTTAATACCAAAAACAAAACCCCGATGCGTCAACATCGGGGTTTTTTACAACTTAACCGGAGCAAGATTAAGGAGAAATACAATCTATGCCTGAAATTATAGCAGTAATTGTGCAAAAAGTAGAGGTAATTATGAAAGAACATGGCTACTGGAAAGTAACAGGATCTGTTTTGCTTGGCATTTTGATTTGGCAGTTTTCAAACATACTTAATGCAACTGCCAAATTGATTGAGGTCATTCGATGAAAGAAAAATATAATTGGTGGGATGCATGTAAGTCATCATTCATAATTTCCATACCAATCCTAATCTGGAAATTACCAGAAATCATTGCAGCGATTAAAGCCTAAAACCGACCTATAAATGGTCGGTTTTTTATTGCCTAGAGGAAAGTAAAAAATGGCACAAGAATCACGTCTCGTCATTGTAATTGATGCTAAAAATGCAGAACGTAATGCGCGCAATCTAGGCAATGAACTGGATAGCATTGAGCGCAAGGGAGACTTTGCTACTAAATCAATGGATGGTTTGTCTGTTGCTACACGTCAGCTTGCTGGATATATGGCTGGGCTAGTAACAGTAAGTTCTGCCATTTCAAAGATGGATACATATACTGGACTACAAAATCGCCTTAAGCTGGTCACTAACAATCAAGCTGAGTTAAACAAGGCTACGGAAGACACTTTCCGAATTGCTCAAAAAACCTATTCAGCTTGGGATTCTGTGTTACAGGTATATCAACGTTTTAGTGATAATGCTAAAACACTGAATTTAACTATGGATGACACTGCTCGACTAACTGAAACAGTATCAAAAGCAGTTGCGATCAGTGGTGCAAGTGCAGAAGCAGCTGATGCAGCTTTAGTTCAATTCGGGCAGGCTTTGGCAAGCGGTACATTACGTGGTGAAGAACTCAACTCAGTTATGGAACAAACGCCAGCACTAGCAAAGGCTATTGCTAAAGGTATGGGTATTACTGTAGGTGAATTACGTTCAGTAGCAGCTGAAGGAAAAATTACTTCACAGGAAATCGTTAAAGCACTTAAAAATGTTCAAAATGATGTAGATGCATTATTTGCTAAAACTGATATTACAATCGGGCAGTCTCTCACACTCCTAAACAACGAGATCACAAAATTTGTTGGCGAAGCAGGTAAGGGAAGTGGTGCGGCACAGGTATTAGCTGGATCAGTTCAAACTCTTGCAAGTAATTTAGATTTAATTGCTGATGGGGCTTTAGTAGTTGGTATTGGATATATCACTCGTGCAATTTTGATGAAGAGCGCTGCTATTAAAGAGGGAATGGCTTCAACTTTAGCGAGCCGCCAAGCATCTGTATTAAATGCTCAAGCAGAATATGCAGAAGCTACCGCTGCTTTGAATGCAGCAAAAGCTCATCTCGCGAATGTGCGAGCAACAAATGCAGAAACCCAAGCTAAATTTGGAGCAACTGCGGCAGCAACTCGATACACCCAAGCTCAAGCCGTTGTGACAGCAGCAACCAATGCACAAACTGCTGCACAAACCAGACTGACTGCTGCTACGTCATTAGCTGGTGGTATTGGTAGTCGTGCTCTTGGACTTATTGGAGGTCCTATAGGTGCTATTACTATTGGTATTACCGCTTTGGCCGCAGGCTATATGTATTTTCAAGAGCAGGCGGAAAAAGCCAATAAAAAGCTTGAGGAGCAAGCAGCGGTTGCTAATAAAACGGCTGAAGAACTTAAAAAATTAAGAGGAGTTGAAAAGCAATCTGCTATTGATGATATGACCAAGGCATTGGAAGCTCAAAATAAGGAATTGAGAAAGACAGAACTTGCTGTCGGTTCTGCATTAATTAACATTCAAAACTATGCAGTCGGTAATGCGGAACTTGCCAAAATTTCTAATGATGCACGTACGGGTACTATTAGCTATACCGAAGCGATAGAACGATTAAATGGAATGAAAATTCCACCTGACTTATATAACGCACTTAAGCAACAAGTTGAAAAATATGACGAAGGCTATCAAAAGGGTACTAAGTTAGTTGAAGGTTTAAAGAATGTTGGTGTTGAAAGTAAGTTAGCTGGGAATGCTGCGCAAAACGCTGCACTTCAACATCAACAACAAGCGAATGCAATTGGTAATACAGCAACTGAAGCAGAAAAAGCATCGAAGGCTTTACAGGATTATCGGGATAAGCAAAGAGATAATGTGCTTGATTCAATCTATAAATCAGGTTTGCTTGATTCGGGATATACCGTTGCTCAGGCTAATGCCATTTTAGAACTGCAAAAAGCAAAAGGAATGAGTGCAATTTTGTCTAAAGATGAAATTGATAGCGCACTTAGAAATCTCAAGATCATCGAAGAACAACAGGAGCGAGAAGATAAATTAACTGAAGCTAAAAGAAAGCAAACCAAGGAAAGTGAGAAAAAACTTAAAATCACACAAGCTGAATTGGAAGTAGCCAAGCGATCTGCTGCTTTAATTGAATCGAGTGGTTTAGGTAAATATGCTGAAAGCAAAGGGATACCATCAAGTGTAATTGCAGGCTTATTGGCTCAAGAATCTAAAGGTATTCGAGAAGCTAAGAGTCATACTGGTGCAATAGGATATTTTCAAACAACCAGTGGTTATCGTAAACAGAACAATATGTCTGTTGCTGATAGTTATGACTTGGAAAAGTCGGGCAAAATTGTAATTGATAATATCGCCAAGGTTTATGAAAAAACAGGTGACTTGGCTCAGGCAATACTTTCCCATAATGCAGGTGAGGGTGGAGCAAGACAGTTTACTAAAACTGGCAAGGTTAAAGGCAGTGCAGAGCGAAATAAGGAGGTTTCGCAGTATGTAGCTAAGGTTTCAAGGTATTCCGATATCATTGCTGGTGGTGTTGGCAAAGGCGGTTTATCCGATGGTGATAGCGATAGAGCCTATGGAAAGCAAATCAAGGCACGTTTAGAGTTAGTTAAGCAAGGTCTAAACCTTCAAGAGCAATATGAGGAGGAGCAAGCGAAGCGAACCAAGGCTCGTAACGAAGAAATTAACCTTGCGCAACAAACGGGTCAAACAGCCTTAATTCCTAAAATCAAAGAGCGATATAAAGCTCAAGATGAACTCGCCAAACTTCAGCAAGATTTTGAAGTAAATGGTCATAAGTGGACTGAAGAACAAAAACTTGATTACACATATAAAACCAATTCTTTGCGATTAGTTGCTGAAGGCAAACTCTCTGAAGATCAAAGAAAGGTTGCTTTAGATGGCCTGGAACAGCAAAAACAGCAAGAACTTGAGCTTATACAATCGACTCGCGAAAAACAGTTACTTGAGGCGAAAAGCTCATACATGGGTGAAACTGAGCTGGCAATAAGGCGATATCAGATTGAGCTGGATGAGATTAAAAAAGTTGCAGATGAGAAGCGAAAAGCTGGGTTGCTTAGCGCTAATAATATGGGGCAATTTCAGACTTTAGATAGCGCATCGGATAAGGTTTTTCAGAGCGGTTTTAATGCTTCACAACAAGTATTTCAACAAAATGACCCGCGAGGGTATGCTCAATGGGATTTGCAAAATCGGTATTCAACTGATGCAGGAGGGCTATTAAATACATATATAGACCAAACTAATGGTATTAATCTAATTGCTGATGAGGAACAGAGGAGCTCGCAATTATTGGCAGCGCGAGAGCAATATTTACAATCCAGAAAAGCACTGGATGAAAAATATGCTCAAGATGAACGGGACCTGAATAGCTCACTTTTTGAAACCCAATTGGGGCAACTTGATAGCTTAACAAGTCAGCTTAGTGGCTACTGGTCAAATATGACTGGAATTGTTAAAAATGCAGCAGGCGAGCAATCTGGTATATACAAGGGCATGTATATAGCACAGCAAGCATTCGCAATTGGCTCAGCCACAATTAGCGCGTTACAGGCGTATAACCAGATTCTAGCAAGTCCGTGGTATTTGGATGTAATTAGCAAATCAACAGCAGCCAACCTTGTGCTTGGGATGGGGATGGCGAATGTTAGTCTGATCGCTGGACAAACTATAGCCGGCTTCTCTGACGGTGGTTACACTGGATCTGGTGGGAAATATCAGCCTGCTGGTATTGTCCATAAAGGAGAGGTGGTCTGGTCCCAAGAAGATATTAAACGCTGGGGTGGAGTTGGTTTAGTTGAGAAAATGCGTAAGAGTGCAAACCCTGAAGCATTTATTAATAACCACGCTACAAACAATACTTCAGTAGAAAAAGTCTTTAATCGTTCTTTCCTTAGTTCAAAAGCATTTAATGATAATCAAACGATTTCGAATATTTTTAATCAACCTATCCGAGAAAATCAGATTATTACTAAAGGCTTTGCGAACGGTGGATTTGCTGGAGGAACTGTTTCAAAACCGACTGCTCCCACTCGTTCTGATTTATTTCATGACGGAAAAGTTTACTTCTCTTCAAATGGTTTAGTTCAGGATCGAACAAATCTTGAAGATGTGCAGGACTTTACCTCAGGTCAATCTCCGCGCCCTCAAGCTGAGTTTATGCCTTCAATTGAGTCTATTTCACCGACAATCAATTTTAAAATTGAAGTCATTAATCATGTGAGTGGGGCTACTGTTGAAGCTGAAAAACTGGATGAGAAAACAGTCCGAATCATCGTCAAGGAAGAACTAGATAAGCAACTTCCAAAAGCGGTACCACGATTAGTAAGCGAGGATATTAAAAATCCAAACTCTCTAATTAGCCGCTCTTTGAGTGAGAATACAACTGCAAGACGTAATCGATAGCTTTAGAAGTACACGTATAAGGAGAGAAATATTAATGGAGTGTAACGGATGCCTTTTAAAGCCACAGGTATAAGGAGAGATGAAATTTAAAGTTAACAGTATAAGGAAGAGGAGCTGTTGACACCTTAAACCTAGACCTACTTCTAAATCCTCTTGACAGCAAATAATATGAAAGGACCACCTTCGGGTGGTTTTTTTATGCTCGTATGCGGAAAAACCGCAGGAGGTAATACACATTGGAAATATTTAAACTTCCATAAAAGCAAAAACCCCAGTGCGCCAACACTGAGGTTCTTTGATATCACTATTAAAATAGGAGACATCTACATTCTATGTCCAATAATAATCGATTCACTTTTAAGATTCTAGGAGTCGTTACAGTGGAAATTGTAAAAGTTACCCCGAGGGAAGTTCGAAAGACTATAACTCGCGTAGCAATATTGCTTTTTTTAGCAATAATTCTATTAAAGCTCCCCGCATTAATTACGGCCATTAGATGGTGGTAGTAGTGAAAATTAATCCATAGAGCCGACCTAAGTAAAGGTCGGTTTTTTATTGCCTGAAGGAAAGTTATGTACAAGTTAAAGCTAAATCCTCAAACAAATGGCTATGGCGTAACACCAGGTGATGATGTAAAGCGTCAGCAGATGGATGGAGGGCGTGGACGCTATTACATCGATGTGAAGCGTAATAGCCATATTGTCGATGTGAACTGGAATTTAAGTAAAACTGATTTCAACAAAATGATGGCTTTCTGGCGTGTCTATCAGACGAAGCCAGCCTCGTTTTATGCGGATCTAGTCATTGACCAAGGAACACGTCAGCAATACCAATGCAATTTCATACCGAACTCGTTCAAGACTAATGAGGTGAATGGAAATCTATACCGGGTAAATGCTCAGCTCGAAGTTGTACAGAACCAGCCGAATCTTATTGCCGATGCAGCATTGATCAAAGATTGGGAGGTCTAATGGATAACGAATATGCCAAGTTCTTTCTCAATCGTAAAGTCGATATCTACCAACTGGAGTGTATTGAGTTATCACATCCATCATTTCTAAATACCTATCGTGTTGTTCGTAATGATGATAGAGGTGTCTATGTACAGCACAAAGAAGGGTCAGGCCAGTTCTACTATGAATATTTACCATTAACGATTCAAAGATCAGGAATGTTAGGTGATCTGGACCAGACTTTAACTGTGTCAGTTTCTGGTCTTGGCGATATATTGCCGGATGAATTTGAGCGAGTGCTGGAAGGTCAATTTGCGGATGTTAAACCTACTGTGAATTATCGGCTCTATAGTTCAGATAACTTGAATACACCAATCCATTATTTGCTAGGCCTCCAACTTGCAGGTGTTTCAATGAACCATAAAGCTGTGACATTTAAAGCTGAATCACCTCGTTTAAACACTTCCAAAACTGGTGATATTTTCTCGCTAGATAGATTTAGTGGGCTGAAGGGGGCTGTATGAAAAGTCATGATCATTTACTTGATAAACAATATGACGAAGAGAAATACAACTGTGTTCACTTTGCACATGAAGCGGCTTTGGATCTATACGGAGTAGACCGGAGCGAAGCTTTAGATTTGTTTATGCAACCTAAAGGCCATATCGAATTTAAAGTCTCACGATTAAAACTCTTAAATCCGCTGCCCATGCCCAAGGAGGGATGCATAGTCGCATTCCATCCAAGACAAAGAAATAAGCCCCCGCATGTGGGGCTTTTTCGTGGGCAGAAGGTTTTACACCTCATGGAGAGTGGAGTCACTTATTTAGCTGAAGACGTCATTAAAGCAATGGGGTTTAGTCGGGTTAGTTACTATGATTAAGATAATTTATAAACAGGATCCTTTGTCTGAAGAGAAGACAATTGAACATGCCGAAACTATCGGGCAATGGCTTACTTCAAAATATGAATACTTGCCTGAGCATATTCGTATTTTTCATACATCAAGCAATATGGATCATGCGGAGATCTCTTTTGCCAATGAAGTTACACCTAAGAATGCTTACGACTTAAAGCAGCTTGATTTCTTACCTGGCACTTTTATTGTAATTGAAAACCCGAAAGGGATGCCTGCGCTTATTGCTGCTATCGTTTCTATTGTTTTAAGTGTAGCGATTGCATTTTTAATGCCCGCGCCGTCAATTGCCCAAACCACTCAGAATAACAACCAATCCTCATCAGCAAATAACGAGCTTTCAAATCGCGAAAACAAAATGCGAGTGAATGGCCGTATTGCTGATATTTATGGTGCTGCTTGGGATACAGCTGATCTAATTGCTGTGCCTTACAAAGTTTATGAAAACAATGTTGAAGTTGAACATCTTGTTGGTTGTATTGGGCGTGGCCATTATCACATCAAAGGTGCTTACGATGGTGAAACTAACATTGTTGATATTGCGGGCGCGTCAGTAGAGATCTTTCGACCAGGTGTCGATATTGTTTCTGGACAGCCTTATTTTTCGCTCGGTAGCGAAATTACTACGCCGCCTTTAACTGTCCAGCACCAAAATTCGGTGAATGGTCAGATCATGCGACCTGCGGACACTCAAAGTCTGGAAGGCACCAATTATCTTCATTTTGCTTACCCCAATGAGATCCTGCGAGCAGCTGCTAACAATACCGATTTAACGACTAAATTTGTCAGTAATGACCGTGTAGAAATTACTAATGCTTCTTTTACTTATAACGGGCAAACATACGATTTAAACGGCACTTACAGCGTCTTATCCGTTGCTGATGATCGGATGGCTTTGTCTAACCCGGCAGCAGTTAATCCGAACTGGCTAAAGGTAAAAGAACTCACTAACCAGCAAACAGCTGCTGCCTCTCCAAAGCTTTCATCTATTGGTGAGAAGTGGATTGGCCCGTTTATCCTGGACAATATTGAACGTAATCGCGTCATCTTTAATTTTGTGGCGAATAATGGGCTTTATACAGTCTCTTCAGGGGGCAATCAGGCAGCTGTAAATGTCACAATTGAAGTTGAAGTAACTCCAGTGAATGAATCTGGTGCAGCTATTGGTAATCCAATGCTGAAACAGATCATTCTTAAAGGCTCTGCGAAATCACGCCAGACGGTTGGTACAACGCTTGATATGGTCACATTTCAGGGGCGTTGTAGCGTCCGTGCTCGACGATTAACACCAACCCCAGCAGTGACCACTGTAGTTGATGAAGTAAAGTGGCAAGCGTTATACGGTGCATTTCCGCTGCAAAGCACTATGTATGAACATGAAACGGTTTTTCGTGCACGTACATATGCAACGACTGGGGCTTTATCTGTTAAGTCGCGCAAGATTAATTTTGACCTTCAGCGGATGTTGCCAACTTATAAAAATGGAGCAATGTCGACTGAATTGTTTCCAACTTCAAGCTTTGCAGATGCACTGGTTTCGATGGCGCTCGATGACAAGATTGGCCGCCGTACGGTCGATGAGATTGATATTGAAAACATCTATCGTACTTATAACGATATTGTCGATTACTTCGGTACACCCTTAGCAGCCGAGTTCTGTACCACTATTGATGACACTAATCTTTCATTTGAAGAGCTGGTTACTAATCTTTGTGATGCAGTGTTTTGTACGGCATATCGTCAGAACAACAAGCTAAAGATCTATTTTGAACGGCCAACTGATAATTCGGTATTACTGTTTAACTTCAGGAATATCATTCCAGATAGTTATAAACATGATCTAACGCTAGGCATGATGGATGACTATGATGGCTTGGTCTATGAATATACGGATCCGACCGATGACACCCGCATCAATATCTATCTTCCGGATAAGGGAGCCAAGAACCCCAAAGAAGTGAAGTCAGTAGGTGTGCGCAATAAATGGCAAGCCCGTTTTAATGCGTACCGCCTCTGGAATAAACTACGCTTTCAGCGCAAATCCATTACCTTTGATGCTGCTCCTGAATCGGAATTACTGGTTTTACGAGACAGAATTGCAGTTGCAGATTATCGAAATGGTATTCATCAAAGTGGTGATGTGGTGAAACAAGAGGGCTTAATTCTCACTCTAAGCCATGATGTTGATTTCATAGCAGGCAAGAGTTACGTGATTTATTTGCAAATGGGTGATGGTACTGTTGATCTACTTCCTATTACTGCTGGATCAGCTAAGAATAAGGTGATCTTAGGACGTTTGCCAAACGGTGCACTCAAACTAAGTTCTGATGATTTTGTTAATACCATTTATACGGTTGTTAATGATGATACAAAGGATTCATTACCTTATCTGGTTGCTAAGAAAGATCCGGTTGATAAGTTCTCAAATACGATTACTGCAGTCAATTACGATGTGCGTTATTACCTCAACGATAAAGACTTTATTGACGTGCCAGTTGATGATTCACCGATTTACATTCGATATGACCAGTTAGATATTAATCTTGCACGTCTATATCAGATGCAAAGAGGTGATTTGCCAACAACTGGTGAAATTAGCTTTATTGTTGAAGCTGGTGCTTTGGTTTCGAGTTCTAGTTCTCTTAGACCTGAAACACGAATGGTTTATAAATTTGATTATGACAGACAGAACCTTGAATTTATTGTTCCTGCTGCACCTGAGTTACCAGCGATTGATACTGGAGAGTTTCCTTCTGGTCTTACCGTAAATCTTACGATCAAAGGTTCTGTTGTAGGGCGCGGTGGCGATGGAGGGTTACCACATTTAGCATATGCAGGACTATCAAATGACCCAGATTACAACTTTGCTAAAGCCCGCCGTGATGGGTTTCAGGGCGCACCGGGTTTAATGAACCGGCATAGTAAATTGAACCTGATCATAGATGGCGGAACATTGGCTCGGGGGGGCTCAGGTGGTGGGGCTACACCAAGTGGTATTTACACGGGGCTGAATTATGGAGTTCAAGGTGTTCCTGGTGGAGCTGGAGCACCGTTTGGTCGAGTTATGACTGGACAGCCAATCTACAATGATACTCAGGACTGGCGTTGGTATCTCGAAGGGGGTTATTTATTGGTTGTTAAAGTTACAGATGCTGAAGCTGAGATTCCAGGTAAGGGATATAGAACTCCTAATGATGGTCGTTATGTATCACCTTTATCTGGTGATGGAGGAGGCTGGGGGCAACGTGGTACTAAGTCGACAAATAGTGGAACTTCGAACTGGAATTACCACGGCACAACTGAAGGCCAACCAGGAGCGGGTGGTACCGCAATTGTTGGAGTAGCACCACTAACGACACAATTGATAAATGGAGGGAAAATCTTACAAACCCTTTAATACTTTGAAAGAACTTAGAGCACCCAAAAGGGTGTTTTTTTATGCCCAAGATCTGGAGGAAGGCATGCATGAACGGTCACACAAATAATGTGTTAGAGGCAGCAGCAAGTACTGCTGCAGCTACAACAACGAAATTCACTTACGGTTATGCACTAGGGGGTAGCTTGGTTGGATTTGTCGGAAAAATTGACTGGGCCGTAGCCTTTTCAATTCTGCTTGGGGTAGCAACCTTTCTAACGAATTTTTATTTTAAACGGCGTGATGAAAAACGTAAGAACGAGATTCATGAGCTTAAAAAAAAGCAATATGAATTAACAAAGAAACGGATCCAAGGGGATGATGATGAACAGTGAAAATACTCGGACATATCTAGCATATATGGTTATAGCTATGTCATTCCTATGTGTACTAGGCTTATTCTTTATTGAGTATCCAGACAAAAACCGAGATTTATTAAACGTTTCTCTCGGTACTTTACTAGGTTTATCTAGCGCCGTGATTGCTTTTTATTTTGGATCTACAAATAAACAAAAGAAAGAAACTGAAGATTCAAATCAACAGTAACTATCCAACTTGAAATGCCGCCTTCGGGCGGTTTTTTACATCTAAAGGAAACTGAAATGAACATTGAACAATATCTTGAAGAATTGATTAAGCGTGAAGGTGGATATGTAAATAATCCTGCTGATCGGGGCGGTGCAACAAAGTTCGGTATTACTGAAGCGGTCGCACGTGCAAGCGGCTATAAGGGCAATATGAAAGATTTGCCTCTTGAAGTGGCCAAAGCAATTTATCGCAAAAACTATTGGACAGCCCCGCGCTTTGACCAGGTAAATCTGATTTCTTCTGCAGTAGCTGAAGAGCTTCTAGATACTGGTGTGAACTGTGGTACCGGATTCGCACAACCACTTTTACAGCGAGCTTTAAATTTGTTGAATAATGAAGGTAAAGCTGGATATGCCGATTTAAAGGTTGATGGCGTTTATGGTTCTAACACTATAGGAGCTCTAAAAATCTATCTGGCCAAACGAGGGAAAGACGGCGAGAAAGTTCTAGTACGAGTTCTTAATATCATGCAGGGACAGCGTTACATTGAAATCTGTGAGCGTAATCCAAAGCAGGAACAGTTTTTCTATGGCTGGATTGCTAATCGCATTTCATTATGAAGTTCTTATTATTGCTGTGCATTCTATTATCAGGATGCACAGCTCATACGATCAAAAATAATATCCGAGTAAGTGTTTGCGTACAGTGTGTTGTTAATTAGCATTTTGTACCAACTACCTAAGGTTGGCCATTCACTCTGCAGTATTTGGCCAACTTGTTAACTTAGATTTAAGTTGTTGAAATTTAATGTGCAGTGGAATTATATTAAGTTCACTCGATTGGCATTTTATTACTTTTATTTTCTTCTAATAAAATTATGTGCTTTCTAAGTTTGGTTACTATGGGATTTATATAAGATTCTTTAAAATTTATATTTTGATTTTCTAAATTTCTTATGTAGAGCAAAAATTCTGGAGAATGTGTCTTTTTACTTTCTATGATTTCTCGAAATACTGCATTTATTGCGTAAAGGTATTGGTTAAAACCAAACAGATGCTCATCATCTTTTAATATTTCCTCGCTGCATACCAATTCATAAATACCTAAATTAATACGAAAATCTTTTAATAATTGGGGTATCTCTGTTTTTAAATCACTTCTCAAATCTTCACATATTGATCTACTATTTTTTTCAGGATAGTGCGCATACATCATTGCCTGCCGATAGAACTGATCTAATGTTGCTTGAATAGTGATTAAACTTCTTAAAACCTCGCGGGCTAATTCAGATTTATTATCAGCAGTTTTTATATGTCTCCAATCATTGAAAAGATAAGCTGCAATAAGTGATGCACCCAAAGTGGCTAAGCCTCCAAATAAAGTTGTAGCAATAGTTAAACTATTACTTAGCGGAGAAGGTACGCCCCAATAAAAATAAAATATAAAAAGTATGGAAGCTATTAGGAAGCCCACAATTAATATAACCACAATAAGACTGTAAGCTAAAACATTCTGCTGCATTAATCACCAACTGTTCCTAAAACTGGAATCATTTGTGGACCCGTCATCCGAGCCTTACTAATAATTTCAACTAACTCATCATATGTTAAATTAAAAGAATCTTCACTATCAAAAACATAGACCATATTTTTGCCTTCATACTCAGGTGGTGTGGACGGTACAAAACGTTTAGGGATAAGAGTTTGAGTTATTTGCTCGTCAGTTAGTCGTGAAAAGTTCATGTTAAGTTCCTCATCAAAGGGTTAATTGAGCAGATATTTGCTCAGAAAACAGTAATAAATAAAAAAATGAGCAAATATTTTCTCATTTTATTATCAGTGGCAGCTCATCCCACTTAAAAGGATTCCTGCTAAGTTTGTCGCGGCTCATGCTCCAGTTCCGATTAGGGATAAAGCAGGGACCTACACCAATCTTTTTCTTTCCAAATTTTGTATGCACATTATCAAGCGCTCTCATCAATTGTTCTTTCTTTTCTATCATTTCAAAGTCGGTTAAGAGGTCATATGTGTGGCCAGTTTTTGGCTCTAGACCTGTCAGCACAACACCACACTTCTTATATTTAATCCCTTCTTTATAGATATCGTTCAACATTCTTGTTGCTGCTTTGACAAGATCAATTGCACAATCCGTGGGTTCAGAAAACGAACCAGTAATTGACTTATTGTAAAACGGAACATTCGGATCAAATGGATTAGACTGTACGAAAGCAATCATACATCCACATAAAAGCCCCTCATCCCGCAATCTTTTACACGCATCTTGAGCGTACATTGAGATCGCTTCTTTTAGATCCGTTAGTTCAGTTACGCGACCACCGAAAGACCGGCTTGCAACAATTTGTTTTTTTGATGGGGGAGTGTGCTCAATCTCAATGCATGATATGCCTTGTAGCTCGTAGATCGTGCGAGCCATGACGATAGAAAATCTCTTTTGCATCTCTCGAGGTTCAGCACAAGCTAAATCAAGCACGGTATTAATTCCCATCGATTGAAGCTTTTTTGAATGCTTTCGACCCACACCCCAAACTTCCGAAACATCAATTAATGAAAAATAATATTCTTTATTGCATGGATCCATATTCACTAAATCGCAAACGCTGTTAAAGCCTGGGTTTTTCTTTGCAATATAATTCGCAATCTTTGCTTCTGTTTTGCTTCTACCAATACCCACACAGACAGGCAAACCTAGCCACTTCCATATTTGCTGGCGCATTCGTTGTCCGACTTTTTCTAAGTCAAAGTTCTTTTCATAAGCTGTGAAATCAACAAAGCATTCATCAATAGAATAAGGCTCAACTTCTTCGTCAGTTACGTACGAGCTCAGAATCTTATGAAAACGTCTCGACATTTCAGCGTACATTGCATAATTGCTTGAAAGTACGATTACGTTATGTTGCTGAACGATATCTTTAATTTGAAATAGTGGAACACCCATCTTTATATTTAGAGATTTGGATTCGTTGCTGCGCGCCACGGCGCAGCCATCGTTATTGCTGAGCACAATAACTGGTTTGTTATTTAAACTCGGATCAAAGACTCTCTCACATGAAACATACATGTTATTTACATCTATGAGGAAAAAGACTTTGTTCTCATGTTTCATGATTTTCTTATCATTTTAATGACGCAGGTGACAACGCCCCAAATAAGCAACTCTTGGCCTTCCTGTAGATAGATATTTTTATATTCTGGATTTTCTGCTTTAAGCCATTTTCCTTTTTCATCGATCATTAACCGCTTAACAGTAAAATCATCATCAATAAGCGCAACAACAATATCGCCGTGTTTCGCATCAAGACTACGATCAACAATCAATTCGTCATCAATATCGATTCCTGCATTCAACATAGATAATGATGCAACTTTGACAATAAACGTGGCAGTTTCATTCTTAATTAAGTGCTCATTCATATCGAGCGCTTTATCTATATAGTCTTGTGCGGGGCTGGGGAAGCCTGCAGAAATCTTTTCAAGTGCGTAAGGGATAAGTATGTGAGTTGATGGTACAACTCGCTTAATCGATAAGGCTTCAGATAAAACAATACTACTTTGTAGATATGGTTTTATCTGGATGATGGATGGTGCAATTTCGCTCATAGCAATCCCCTTGATTTGATTTTGTTACAAATTCAAATCATATGCTAGAGCTCAATTAAAATTCAAATTTAAAAACCTGTGGATAAACAGTAAGAAGTCAAAAATTGACGCTACTCATGGCGCACTTGGTCGGAAAATATTCATTTAATAATGATTAAAGCAAAATCTATCTTCATTAATAGTTAGATCCTGCTACTTGATGTCCACTATAGAAGGCGATAGATCTTTTTTTACATTATGCTAAATGGAAGTCATTCTATAGCAGTTCGGAATGATACATTTTCAAGTGGAATCTGGACTATGCCACAGGCTTTGTAAGCATGGACTAAATGATTAGTAAAATACAAAAATAATGTGTGATCATTAAAAGAAAAATCTAAGGAATATTTATCTATTGTATCAAGAGTATTAAGCAATATATCTTTACATTCCTCCTCTGCAAATTTTTCAATTAGATTGGATAAACCATCATTGTAATCAATATCAAAAACGTCAAAAATATTAACTTTTCGTGTAGGATTTAATTTAAAATTAATGGAATAATTATAATAATTAGGATGGAGAGTTGCAAAATCATCAGAGTGATATAGAGAGATACTTAAATTTTCATTATCAAGCCTATCAATATTATAATTAGATTCAACCTCAAAAGTATATTGAGAGCTTCGTTCAATAAGATAGTCTAAATCTATAGATGAAAATGCTCGAATATCATTAATTATCTTATACCCTAACTGTTGTACAAATATATTAATAAAATTTAGATCGATATTAGTATTACCAGAAAAAAAAGGTATGTTTATATTGCAGTTTATTTTTATTCGTTTATCAATTTCTAAAGGCAATAACATATCTTTGAAAGTTATTTCATTACCGAAATTATTAATTTTTCTCTTGAATATATAGGTTCCACCTGAATCTCCTTTAATATTTAGTGATCCATACTCAGGAGTCTGTCTTCTGCTATAAGGAAAGTGTTTTATAGTTGTTTCACAGAATGCAGTAAAGGTTAGGTATTCGCTTTCATTTTCTCTCAAGGTTAACTGAATTGCTTTATTAAAGGGACTATTTTCATTTTCATTTCCATCACTAACTTCTTCTAAACCACCAGAAGTTAAAGCTTGTCTTGAGTTTTTGCTCATTAAAGCTTCTAATCCACCACCTCTAGTTCGATGAAAGATAGATCCAGAAAAGCAACTATCAGAAATTAGAGCTATATGTTTAGCTTTAGAATTTGCAAAAAATGAAATTAAGATATTTATATCAAACCATGTTGTAGGATCGTCATGTTTACTATCAGAACAAAGCCAATAACCTGTCTTTAAGTAAGCATTATATTCTCCATGACCTGCAAATATTACTAAGAATGAATCATTATCTAAAGAATTATAAAACTCCTGATTCAATTTGCTATATAAATACGATAATGTAGTCTGTTCAGGTTTTGTATAAAGTATTATTTCTGAATTATCAGAATCATATTCATATTCAGTCGTAAGAATGTTAATTATACTATTAATGTCATTAAGGCAGTTTTTTAAATTTTTTATTTGCGTGCTGCCATACTCATCTATAGCGATAGCTAATATTTTTTTCACTGATATTCCCTGAGTTTAATAGGTAAGTGCTTAAATAAAAATTGAATATATTTTAATTTTAAATGAAAGTATAGTTGAATAAGCTATTTATTTTTTGAGCTTGCTTTAGGGAAGTAGTCAGCAGTAAATTCACCTAAGGGCATTTCAAAGAAAAATTGATCCGCATCTTCTTTTTTGCAGTTCAGCCAATCTTCTCGATATTCTTCAGGGATAACAATAATAGATCGCTTTTCATCTTCTGGCTTATGAAACTGTGACATAAAAGGGTGATGGTCTGCATTGATAGTCAGCATAGACATTGATCTAACTTGCTGTCCATCAATTACAGTTGAATCATAAATAGCGGCTACAGTAAAAGGTAAGCCATCTTCTCTATAAATTCCCCAACGTTCTGCTTTGCCATTCACATATCGAGGCTCATAAATCTTTTCTACAGGAATTAAAGCAAATTGGCTTTTAGCCCATGCTTGACGAAAGCTCGGCTTTTTATCTACCGTCTCAGTTCTAGCGTTGTATGTAAACTTTGAGAACTTTAAATCATGTTTCCAAGGGGGAATCATGCCGAACTTAACTTCTCGCCATTCTATATGGCCATCTTTAGAAAAAATAAGAGGGCAGTCGTAACCCGGATAAATATCGGCTTTATAGTCGAAAGTAGGTTCGAATAAATCTAAAAGGTGTACGCGGTCTTTTGATATTGGTTCGTAATTAGCACACATATAGAGATCCTTCTTAAATTATTAAAGCAACCTACGTTTCAACTATGTATCAAACTTACTACCATAAAATTATTTTTTAATCCCAATGACCAGCCTATCTCTTTATAAAATGGTTCGCCATATTTGATTGTATGTTCGATGTAAAAGTAAACCCAATCTTTCATTTGCTAATTCTCATCTATTTAGTAAGCAATTTAATTTTTTCAATCCACTTGGCATATGCTTCTGTTTGCTGTGGTAAGTACTCGTAATAATCATAAGTACCTTGCTCACCAGACATCACATGCCCAATCATAAGCTGAGCCACATCGCGCGATGTAAATGCACTGAAATTAGTACGAGCAGTCCTTCGCAAATCATGAAGTGACCAGTGTTTCATATAGTAATCATGGTGTCTTCTTAGACGTTCCATCAAGTAACCAGGTAATGAATTAGATGATCCATGGCTCATTGGTGTATCTTCACTATCATTAGTTAAGAAGTACTCACATGAGCTATAGTCGAAAGCTTCGATAATTAATGCCTCCATTTCAGGCAAAATAGGGCGAATGATTTCACGGCCAGTTTTCTTACCGGTCTTATTGTTTACGACAGGAACAATCCACACTTTCCTGTTTAAATCGAAGTCTGTCTTTTTGGCTTTTCTTAGCTCACCATTTCTACAACCAAACATTAAACATAGTTTTAAGAAAATTTTGTTTTTAGGTAAAATGTTTGATTCTTCAATAGCCAGCCATACCATTTTAATTTCTTCATCAGAAAGAAATCTGGTACCTCTATTTCGTTCAATTCCTAGATCTTCTTTAGCATAGATATCGGATAAGACATTCACTTCAAGCAATTGTCTTTTTTTTGCCCACTTTAAAACCTGTTTTGCATTTGTTAAAACACGGTCTGCAATAGAGGGTACATCATCTGCCAATTCTTCAAGCAAGGCTAACCATTGCTGAAGAGTGATGCGCTCAACTGGTAAATCCCCAATTTCAGGAATGACATGCTGCTCAAAGGTGTTTTTAATTTGCTGTGCAGAAGTCTTCTTCTTTAGACAATAACTTTCATACCAATCATTAAAGACATCTTCAAATGTGCTTGCATCAATATATTTTTGCTGCTGTACACGAACTTCAACTTTAGGATTCATTCCCTTATCTAATAATGACCGCATTTCACTAGCTTTTATGCGTGCATCTTTGAGAGAAATATGAGGGTAGGTGCCTAGATCTAAACGTTCAGCTTTACCAGCAAAACGATATCTAAGCTGAAAAACAATTTTACCTTTAGGTGAGACTCGAACACTCATTGAGTCCCGATCTGCTATTTCTTCAACTTTGTCTCGTGCCTTGCCATTATTAGCTTTCAGCCACACTTCAGTTAAAGCCAT